CGCGCGAGTCTGCTATTTTCACGTTTGGGTTGAGTGTGTTTGACGGTCAGGATGTGTTTGCATGACGTATGTTGCCCCTACTACGGTTGTTGCTGGTCAGACGTACAGTGCTGCGGCGCATAACGTCATTGTTAATGACATTGTTGACCTGAATAACAGGTATCAAATTGTTACTTCAAGCACTAGACCAACAAGCCCAACAGAGGGACAGGTAATTTACGAAACAGACACAAACAACTTCTATATCTATAGCGGCTCTGCTTGGATTTCGTATGCCGGTATCCGCATTGTAACTACAACTCAGCGCGGCGACATTACTGGCGTTACCGGACTAGAGGTATACAACACAACAACTGGAGCATTTGAGGACTATAATGGTTCTACTTGGCAGATTAGTAGGCCATTTGCAATGGAAGGCAACCGCGCAAATTATGCAACTAACTCTACTATTACGTTGACAAGCGGAAGGTTTTCTCAAGCGCCCATTGTTACAACTGGAATGAATTCGCGCGGCAGCGCATTGACTTACGTTATTACCGGAAGCATTACAACTACCAGTTTTGCAATTGAGTATTCTTCCGTTGGAACATTCAATTTGAGCTGGGTGGCTACGCAGATGAAATCTGGTAGTGCTGGCGGATAGTGGCATTATGGATGATGCCACTATTGAAGAAATACATGCTCGCCAAACTAAGTCTTTCAATACGGTATGGGCGGTGTGTCACTGTAATGAGTGTCCCAATCAAGGAATCCCGATCGTTTCGGTGTGTGACTTTGATCCCCCAATTGTTTATTGCGGGCCTTGCGGTTCGCACATTGAGGACATAAGCCCCTTTTCGCAATAATTCAGTAGCTCCTCTGCGCTAAACTAGTCTCATGCCATACACGCGACCCTACGCAGGCGGCTTCCAGGACTTCCCGGATACGACGACGCCGATCAATGCTGCGGCGTTGAATACGATTGATGTTGGGGTGAAGACTGCGAATGATCAGTTTCAGACGGTGACGACTGCGCAGCGTACTGCGCTTTCTCCAACGGTTGGTCAGTTTGCGTATGATTCGGATTTGGATACGTTGTTTGTTTACTTGTCGGGGGGTTGGACTGCTGTGATTGATAATGGGGCTCCGGTGTTGGGCTGATGGCGTGGACTACTCCTAGTACGGCGGTTGCTGGTTCGACGGCGTTGACGGCTGCTTTTTGGAATCAGCAGGTCCGAGACAACGTTCTCGCGTCGCGCGTGTTTTTTGCGAGCGCGGTCGATACTGCTCCGCGAGTATATTCATCTCTGGGGGCTGGCGCGGATACTCAGGTAACATCGTTGAACCTTCCGTATGCTGCGAAGGTTGCGGATAGTTTGATTGTGTTGCAGGCGCAGATTCATACATCTAAAAACCAGGCAAACCGGGTCAGTGGCGGTTATCTGACTGCCGACGGCAGTATTATTACCGCGTATCAGGCTGATTTGGGCGGTAATCGCTCTCGTTTTGGCGCTGGGCAGTATCTACCGAATGGTGGTGGAGTCGCCACAGATCTGGCTAACGTTTACATGACCGCGGTCTACGCTCCTGCTTCCACATCATCGGTGACATATGGCGTGAAGTTATACAATGGTGCAACAACCACGCAGACGCTTTATTTGAACCAATCATCTGGCGATAGCAATAATGCTGACTGGGCACGCACTGTATCCACGCTGTTCTTGTGGGAGGTCGCGCCGTGATGGATATCGCCGCCGCTATTGAGCATGTTCGGCCGGGTTGTCGTTTCAATATCAGCACGACGTACGAATCTTTGGAATGGCTGGCCGATGGTGAGCCGCCAACGCTCGCCGAATGCGAAGCCGCATGGGCAGAGATCGGGCGGGATTACCTGTTGCGTCCGGTTCGCGCGGAACGTGATCGGCTCCTCGCCGCGTCCGATTGGACGCAGGCGGCGGATGCTCCGGTTGATGCTGAGGCGTGGGCGGCGTATCGTCAAGAGCTTCGAGACTTGCCGGCGACGATCAAAGATCCGACGGCCGAGGTTGAGTGGCCGGAGCCGCCCGCATGATTGAGTCCTCCGACCAGAAAAACCTTCTTACTCGCTTTCAGAAGTGCTGGTCCACCAGTAACCAGAAGCACCGCGAGAACCGCGAGTTCTACAAGAAGTGTGACGACGGCTACAACGCCGTCCTCAAGCCGAGCGAGATCGAGTGGCAGAGCGACTTGCATCCGCCGTATGCGCTTCAGATCATTGACGTGATCGAGTCCAACATCGTTGATGATGAGCCTGACGTACGAGTCATCCCCGCCCAGCCGCAGTACGCCGAAGGCGCTGACCTGCTCACGCACATCCTCAAGCAGCAGCGGTACAAGGATAACTTTTCCGAGAAGTACGCCCTCTTCGTCAAGCAGGCCCTCATCCGAGGCATCAGCGTCGCAAAGATCCCGTGGCTAGAAGAGTGGCGCAAAGTCCCCACGCCGAACTACAAGCCCGACCCGCTCGGGATGCGCAAGCCGTACGAGACAGTCCCGTACCGGCAGCAGCCTGGCTTTGTGAACGTGGATGTGAATCACTTCCTGTGGGATGCGAACGCGACGAATCTTGATGATGCGGAGTACGTCTTCTTCCGCACGTTCGAGTCTAAGCGGAGCCTAGAGGCGGCTGGCGTCTACGAGAACCTTGACAAGATCGAGGAGCAGACGAACCTGTCAATGGAGGATGATAAGGAGCGTCGCGGCCGCGTTGAGGTTATTGAGTGGTGGTGGCGTGACGGCAACATGATGCGCCTCACCGTTATCGCTAATCAGCAGGTCATCATTCGTGATTGTGCAAGTCCGTTCTGGCATGGACAGTTCCCGTTTGTCGTGGCGAACATCATGCCGACGCCATTCAATTTTCGTGGCAAGAGCATCGTTGAGATCATCAACGACTTGCAGATCGCGCTCTGGGAGTTGCAGAATCAGCGCATTGACAACTCCAAGTTCATGGCGAACGCTGCCATGTTCGTTGATCCGAACACCGAACAGCAGGATATCCGCCTATATCCGGGCGCGGTGATTCCGCTCCGGCCGGACCAGGTACAGGCGTGGGTGCCGAACATCAGCATTCTCCAGCCGAGTGTGCAGGCTGAGGAGATGCTGAAGGGTGATCTTCAGAACATCACTGGCGCCGTCGGCTACTTGTCGGGCGCGTCTAATACGCAGATTGATCAGACGACCGCGACCGGCATCAGCGTCATCAGCAACATGGCTGCGAAGCGCATCATCAGGATGAAGCAGCAGATCATGTACGCAATGAGGCGAGCCGGAGAGCAGCAGGTCGCACTGAACCAGCAGCTCCTTCCCGGCCCGGTCGCGGTCCGCATTGACAAGGAAGCCGAAGAGGATTGGCGCCTCGTGACGCCGACGGACATTCAGGGCCAGTACGACTATAAGGTTGAGGATGCGAACGAGAGTCTGATGCGGCAGGAGCGTCGCGCAGAAGCCCTCGCGTTTGCGAACTGGTTTGGTCAGAATTACATGCTGCTTCAGCAGAGTGGCGTCAATCCGAACATGCGTCGAGTCGCCGAGGATGTTATCCAGGCGTTTGATGAGGATCCCAAGGAGTACCTTGGAGATGAGGACGCGATGCAAGTGCAGGCCAATCCTCTGGTCGGAGGGATTGGAGAGGCACAGCCGGGACCGACAACCCCGATGGGGGCGGAGCAGGCGGAGGAAGTTATGATCCCTCCGCAGATTCTCTCTGCTCTCGCAGGGGCCGGTCCCGGCACTACCTAACCCGACTATTCGACCATTCCGACTGGAGGAAGCATGAGCACGAACGATGAGACTGTTGAGCAGCCTGAGGTTGATCCGATTGCGGACGCGATCCTAAACGCGGATCAGAACACGGTGCTGGCCGAGCCTGAACAGGCAGAGGCCGCGCCAGTAGAGGCCGAGCCTGAAGTTGAGGCCGAGTCTGTTGACGAGTTGATCCTTGGCAAGTTCAAGAGCGCGGATGATCTCGTAGAGGCGTACAAGCATCTTGAGCAGCAGTTCACGCTGACGGCGCAGCAGAAGGCTGACCTTGAGGCGCTCCTCTCTGATGATGAGGAGGACGAGTACGACGAGCCGCAGGCCGCATGGGGTCGCCCGTTTCAGGGCGATCCTGAGAATGAGGAGCAGCTCGTTGGTTGGGCTGAGAAGGATCCGGCGGCTGCGGCGCAGTGGGCGATTGCGAATGCGAATCGCGTACCTGACGAGATCGTGAACGCGGTGTGGGAGCATTGGCATGAGCGCAAGCCGGCCGAGGCAATGGCGTGGTACACGCAGCAGCAGACGCTCCAGTTGCAGCAGCAGTACGAGCAGCGCATCGCTGAGCTTCAGGAGCAGGTCGCTCCGCTCCGAGACGCGCAGACGCAGACGATGTTTGAGGGCGCGCTCGGCACGCTAGAGCAGCAGATCCCCGACCTTGCCGACTACTCGGACAAGATCCAGGAATACATCGACAACATTCCGACGGATCAGCTTCATCTTGCGTTCTTCCCGAATGGGATGGATACGCCGGAGAAGGTGCAGGAGGGTGTGCGCTCGTTGTATGCGATTGTGCGGATGCGTGAGGCGCCGATGGTTGCGCAGCAGGAAGCGCAGCAGCAGATGGCGAATCAGGCGTATACGCAGTCGCGTCAGGGCATCGTTGATCCTGGTCCCGCTGATTATGATGCGCGGATCAATGATGCTATTCTGAATGCGTAGTTCCGACCATGTGTGGCCCAACCCGACCGTTGGACAACCGCAGAATCCCGTAAACCACTAGAAGGAAGGACAACAGGCTATGCCTACCATCCTCACTGGGGTGGTTGACGACGCGGACATTCTGTCGAACCAGCGCGTCGTTGACATGTCCCCCACCATCGCGCAGCTTGAGCCGGACGAGGCTCCGCTGACGACGATGCTTCAGAAGGTCGGGAAGCGTTCCGCTTTCTCGCAGAAGGTCGAGTGGCTTTCTGACGAGTTGGTGCCGCGCCTCACGACCCTGTCTGCGTCGGCCACGTCTGCGGACACGGCTCTGGCGGTTGCCACTGGTACCGGCACGTACTTCCGTCCGGGCGACGTTGTTCGCATTGCCACCACGGGCGAGAACTGCTCCGTGTCGGCTGTGTCGGCCAACACCATCTACGTCACGCGCGCCCTTGGCGGCGTCACCGCTCTCTCCGCTGTCAGCGGTGGTGACCTTGTCAAGGTCGGCAACGCGGCTGCTGAGGGTGCCACGCTTGGCACGCTCATCCAGACGAAGAAGGTCGCCAACTACAACTACGCTCAGATTCAGCGTGACCCGTGGGGCTTCACGAACACGCTGGTCGCGTCGAAGTTGTACGGTGGTCCCGAGCCGGCGAACGAGGCGAAGAAGAAGCTGATCGAGCACAAGCGTCAGCTTGAGAACTCCCTCTTCTGGGGCATCCGTGATCTTGACACGAGCGGCGGCACTCCCGTCGGTTATGTCGGCGGCTTGTTCCAGTACGTCACGTCGAACATCACCACGGTCAGCGGCACGCTCACCGAGTCCGTGATGGAGACGTTCCTGCGCACCGCGTTCCGCTACGGTTCGCAGAACAAGGTCATGTTCGTCTCGCCGCTCGTGGCGAGCGCCATGTCCTCGTTCGCGCAGGGCAAGCTGGCCCTCCCGAGCGTCGATACGAACAAGTACGGCGTGTCGCTCGGCCAGTACCAGTCGGCCTCCGGCGCTGTGATCCAGATCATGATCAAGCGCGACTGGCTCGACTTCCAGACTGGTTCCAACCAGTTCGGCGGCATCGGCGTCGTCGTGGACATGGACGACGTGAAGATGCGTCCGCTCCGCGACACCGTGCTGAAGCCGGATCGTCAGGCCAACGACGAGGATTCCGTCAAGCAGGAGTACCTGACGGAGTGGTCGTTCGAGATCGGCCAGGAGAAGAAGCACGCGATCATTCGCGGCATCACCGGCTACTAAGCCAACCAACCGGGGGAGCCGTCCTAGTGGCGGCTCCCCCACTCCAACCGACCAGGAGAAACACAATGCGTTTTATTAGTAAGCACGCGAACTACATGTTTGTCGCCCGAGCGGATAAGGTCCAGATGGTTCTGGGACCGGGCGGGATTATGATGCCGCAGACTGTTGAGCCGGCAATTATCTGCCAGTTCCAGCATGGCATGGTCCGGCCCGACGAGGTTGAGATTGCGAAGAAGCATTGGCTCGGGTTTGGTACGCGTGATGATGGCACGCTTGTTGCGTATGGCGCTACGCCGACGACTGTTGTTGGTGTTGTGAATGGGCAGGCGCATGAGGGTTGGAATCCCGAGTTGATGTTCAGCGTTTTTGATTCTGAGACGATTCCGAATCTTGATGATCGCAAGTTCGCTGAGGATGCGTTGTTGAACAATGCGGCGCTTGGCATTGATCACATTGAGGTGAGTGGTAAGCGGCTTGATCCGCCGTGGCCGACGTACGAGCAGGACAAGGGTAAGAAGGGCGAGCCGACGCATAAGATCATCTGCGAGATGATCAGGATGGGTGGGTACGATCCTGATTACGTGCTGGCGTACGAGCAGCAGCGTGATCGTCCGCGTCAGCAGGTCATTGACGCTGTTGAGGCGCTCAAGGTCGAGCTGGTTGCTGAGGCTGCTGAGGCCGAGTCGCTTCAGCGTGAGATTCCCGCCTAGTCGTGCATAACAACATTGCCGCGTATCAGGCGGCTGTTCGTCGTCATGTGACGGTGCTGATTCCGTGGCATGGCGAGAACGAGGACTTGCTGCGTGAGACTTTGCGCTCGTTGCCAAGTGGTGTGCGCGTGTGCATTGCGAAGAACGCTGGGAAGCATGAG